TTACTGACTTTTCACCATCCACAGATTTATTAATATTAACTACATCATTCAAATAAAGTGTAGCTAATTGAATTGTTGCTGAAACATATTCATCAGGAACAATATCATCCCAACCACAATATTTACAAATAGCCTTATATGCTTTATCAATTGAAAGTAAAATATTAATATCTTTTTGTGTTGAAAACGAACTAATGAGACAATCATACTCCAGTGGATATTTTTCTTTTAATTCGTTTATATATGTTATAGTATCCATTTAACCACCTTAATTATAAAGGAGTAGCCAGATAAGACTACCCCTTATTATTTTTGTTGAATTATGCTTCTACTCTCTTAACATATACTGTTTCAGGCTTAGAAATTTTAATGCCATAAACCTTTCTACCCTGTACAGCAGATGAACCAATAAAATTATTAGTTAAATCTTTAATTCCAACAGGAACAGACCATTCATCAACTCTGTGACACCAATTTGGATGTCCAGCAATAAATTCAGTTGAAGTTTTCTTCGTATCTACTATTTCAGTATTTTCAAACATCAGGTTGTTTGATTCAAAAACAGTAAATCCTGCAATTTTACCTACTGCACCAGCTTGTACTAGCTCCTGTGATAAATCACTTTGTTTAATAAATTTATCATCTGTAAATAACACTTCCATAAATTCAGGTGAAGCAATAAGCCATCTACCATCATTAGGAACACCTTTTCTTGACAATGTTTTCTTAGCTGTCAACACAGCCTTATAAGCAGTTGTGTCTGTCAATGCGGTTTTAGAAGTAGCAATTGTTACACCCTCAGTTATTTCAAGGCAATTAATTGACTTTCTATCCATTGATAAACCTAGTGAATAACCTGCTGAATCAAGTCTTTCAGCTACAATTCCGTCTGGAACACTAGCAGCATCATAGCCATCTATGATCTCATTAACTGCTTCATCGTTATCAATAGCAAGTGTTAAATATGTAGTGCCACCTGTTGCAAGCTCAGCACCAGTAGCTTTATCATAATTTTTAACAGCAACCTCAGTATCTCTAACCGGAATTTTAACTGCTCCAGCTGTTGGAGTACCTTCATATCTATTGTTAAAAATAATATTATCCTTTGTTACTAATGTCTTTCTCAGTTTAGAATCTACCAATGCAGAGTATCTTTCTTGTGATGTATGTGCCATAATTTTAAATCTCCTTTATTATTTTAAATTTTTGTTTATGTCATAGAAAGCTTTTTCTACTCCACTTAATTCTTCTGTTTTACCATTTGGTGGTATGTAGGTATTATCCTTGATTTTAGAATCAATTCCTGCTGATAAAGATGAATTGAATATCTTTTCAAATGTTTCAAGGTTTTTTGTAGTAACCTCTTCATCATCTCCAATAAAGTAATCAATCAAATCCACAGGCAAATTCTTTTGTGTTGCAAGCTTCATAGCCTTATTAGTAAGGTCTTTTCTAGTTGCTTCACGTTTCATGTTTTCTAACTCTTGCATAACTTTTTTAATTTCAAGGTCTTTTGGATCTTGTTCTGGATAAAGTTCTTTTACCTTTTCTGATACCAATTTTTCAAGGTTATTAGATTTCCATGTATCAAGTCCCTTTGTGAAATGGCTATCCATTTTCGGTTGAATAAGTCGTTTCCCATCCTCAGTATCAATGAATTTATTAACCCTATCAGCTGTAATTAAACCGCTAATATAATTTTCATATTCATCTTGTCCTTTAAATTGTTCAAGTTGTGCTATAATTTCTTTAAATTCCATAATATTTACTCCTTTTTTGTCCTCAAAGTCACTTGTCCTTTAAGTACGATTGATTTTTGTTCTTATATAAAAATAACCTTGCTATCCATTTAAGGTAACAAAGTCAAATTTAATCGAAATAATATAATACATCTATACTTTCATCGTGTTCAGAATCTAACTGAAAATCAAGTGCTAGATTATAAATATCAAACCCTTCTGGCGATTGATAACAATAATCATCCTGTGTCGGTATGGAAACGGTTATTTGTGTATCATTTATTGTAATTTGCTTAAGAGGATAAATTACAAATTGATTCAATTTAATTTTAACATTGCGAATATTAAATGATTCAAAATTAGGATTAAATCCTTCTGGATTTTTTAGTTCTTCATTTTGCTTAAATATTTCGACTAAATTAGCACCCTGTTCAGGTAATCCATGATAGTAACCTATTTTCAATTATTTCACCTCCTGTTTTACTTTTGACTTATACCAATTATCATAATTTTGATAATCAATAACTTTCTTATCTCCTTTAGTATTATCAAGCTTTTTAGTAGACTTCCAACCATCCACAACAGGTATGATACAACATCTGCATTGAGGATGTGCAGGACAAAATGGATGATTGTCTTTCGGAAAATATTTACCATCTAATTCAGCACATTGTTGACTTGTTTTATTATCAAGAGTAGCATCCCACATAACCTTTTGAACCACATCTGAATTATTGTATATCTCATCCTGTGCCATTGACATGGCTCTTGCAACTTCAGTATTAATTAATCTACTGGCTTGATATGCTGTTACTCCAAAATCCTTTTTAATCAGCCTTGCTAATTTTTCTGGTGACTTTCCATTTACTAAAGCCTTTTGAACGTCTTTATAAATTCTATTAATTAAATCCTTTTGATTTTTCCATATTCTTTTTGAATATGAAATATTTTCAATCGGTGTATTAATAGCAGATTCAATAAATTCAGGTCTTAGTATTGAAAAATCTATTGCTATATCAATGCCCTTATCAATTACATAGGCTGTCCTATAATAACTTTCAGAATAGATTTCTGCTAATAAATCAGTAGTCTTTTTAACGTTCAAATCTCCTAAATTAGTTATTTCCTTTGTCAATTTCTTTTCTAAAGATTTTAATTCAGAATATCGTTGTTTAGAAGATATATTTAAAACTCCATCAACATTATATTTAGCAACAATTACAGAAATTTCACTTTGAACATTATCCAGTGATATTTTATAAGCCTTCAAAACTTCTTTCAAAGGCTTTTTAGTTATATTTCTACAATCTTTTTGCACTTGTTGAATTTCTTTTTGTAAATCCTTATTCATCTGTTAGCCCTGCTTTGTCAAGATTAATTTCCTGTAATTCTGATTGTTCCTTTTTGATTTTAGCAATTTCATTAGCTGGATTTGATATAAAAGGAAGTTGTGCTAAAGCTGTTTCAAGAGAAATTTTATCACCCAATTGATTTATCGTTTGTGCTATCAACTGAATATCTTGAGGAATACAAGGGGAATATGATACTTTAATATCCTTATAGTCATATGCCTTGTTTTTAATAGCTAAATAATGAAATAGGAATCTTATTCTATCTAAAATAGTATCTGATACAGCATCAAAAATTGTCTTAGAGCGTTGCTCAAGGAATACTAAGCGTGTTCTAAGTGCTACTCCGCTTGTATTGCTTTGTAATTTCTCCTGAGAATCTATATGATTGCATACGGAATAGATGCTATCCTTAATATTAGTAAGCATTGTTTCTATATATGAGGTATTAATTTCTTTCATCAACCATTCAACTTTACCCTCTTTAGATTTTAGGTTAATTAATCCCTTAGTTTTCATTGCAAGTGCAGTTTCTTCGTCAAGTTCACTACCTGTGACAATTAAATAAGCACTTCTAAAATCTGAAATTGTGTTTAGTTGGTCACTCATTATTGAATTTAAACTATCATTTAAAGATTTAATTTTACTATAAATAGTCTGTTCGTCTCCAATAGTACAAACTGAAACAGGAACACAATTAAATAAATGTTTCTTTGTATCAATTAATACATCATCTTTATAGATTTCAATTCTGTCTGAATAATAAACATCATAATAATTGCTATCTTCATACTTATGCTTATAGAAATGAACAAACATTTGAGGAACATCATCTGTATTAGTTAAGACAATTGCATTTGTTGGATTTAAAATTCTTGAAGAAAATTCACTATTAGTATTGATATAATATAGTTCGTAAGCTGTTCCGAATATCTCTAATATTCTTGTTAATTTTTGATTGTGTGTTGCTTTCCAGTGTGATAACTGATAATCAATATCATTTACTGTTGTTTCATTCCCACTTTTTGAAATATATGTAAGAGGATTTCCGAAAATGTAACTCAATTCTTCTTCGATAAATTTATGAACATAATTAACAATAATCTTTTGGTTAGCTCTATTTTCTTCATAATGATAATTCTTTAATATGTCATGTTGTCCGTCATAATAACTACCCATTTTATTATATTTATCTAAATTTGCAGTATGTTCTTCTATTAACTTTTTTAAAATGTCACTCATATTTTCTCCTTTTTTATAGTCCTAAAATTGATAAGTCAAATACTTTTACTTTTGGAACTTGTTCTATTTCTTGAAGTCTTTCTAATGCTGCTGTTAAACAGTCTGGAAAATCGTCATGTATTGAATACTTTGTTCCCGAAAATTCTCTTAGCTGTTCAATAGCTTCAGTATCTTCCTCATTTAGAATAACTCTGCCCAAATTAACTTCTGGAACAATTGCATTAATCCTATTATCCTTATTTTGATTCTGTGATTTATTAATAAAAGTGAAGTTACGCAAACGTAATTCTTCATCTTTTGCTATTAATTCCTTTAATTTAATTACGTCAGAACCTGAATATGTATTCTTTTCGATATTAATATACTCTATATCCTCATATTTACGCAATAAATCAAGAGTTTGAGCCATATAATCATTAAATTCAAAGTCTTTTATTAATGATTTTCGTGCATATTTAATACTGTTTTCGCCCTCTGATACAACAGCAAAAGCATAATAGTCATGTTTTGTACCTGAGCGTTGAGTGCCTGCTGGATCTATACTAAGACAAGTTTTAATAAAAGTATGATCTTCAATCTGCTCCGCTGACTGTGTAATAATTGTGGTAAATTTCTTTACTCCAATGTTATCTATATCG